TAGGAATGAGTCTGTTACATGTTGCACGTTACGAATAGATGCAGATAGAACCTGTGTTTGAGAACCATGCATACGAAATATGCTTGCTATCTGATTTATAAGAGTAATACCATTGACAGATTGGTCGTCTAATCTACCCACAAAAGGAGATACATATGATGCTCCTGCTTTTGATGCTAGAACTGCCTGTGCTGCTGAAAAAACAAGTGTGACATTTACTTTGATTCCCTCAAGAGCAAGTGCTCTACATGCAGTTAGACCATCAGGTGAAAGAGGAACTTTGATAGTAGTAGGGTTGATGCTAAGTTTCTTACTTTGGAATGCATACTTACTATGCAATCTTTTACCTTCTTCTGTCATCTCGTTAGCATCACCAACAACTTCCATACTAATATCACGGACACCATAGTCTGCTAGTTCTTGGTATACATCCTCTGGGTCTCTACCACTCTTACGAATAAGGGTGGGGTTTGTAGTAACACCATCTACAAGTCCGGTGCTATAATACTTCTTGATTAAATCAGTCTCTGCTGTATCTAAAAAGATTTTCATGCGTCAAAGTACTCCTTGAGAACTTGAATTTGCTCATGGTATCTTGAGATCTCATTCAACTCATTTTCAATAGCACCCATAACATCAGGATGTTCACCGATACCAACAGGGTATGTAAAGTAAACCTCCACGTTTGCTTTGTGCTTTGATATCTGCCCCTCTGCATGCTTGATAAGGGAGTTGACGAGACTATCTCGTAGGTGAATCATAATACAATATAAACTATATAAATTATACTTTAAATAAATAATATTGTCAATAAATCAGTTTAATTCGGAGAATTACCCTAATGGCAATAGAAAAAGCAGAAGCAATCGATGAGATCGTTATCAGATCACCCTATAATCATCTGATACTAAGAACAGCAACACTACTCCAAGAGGATGGTGTAAACCTTGCTAGTAGATACAGTCGCAACAAAGTAAAGTGTGGTACTTTAGACAGCAGTGACAATCTAGTAGACACAGATATGTCTGGATACTCAGCAGAAGTTCAAGGTGTAGCAGCAGCAGTCTGGACTGATGCGGTAAAGGCATCTTGGAAAGCAGCACTTATAGCAGCAAAAGGATAATATCTTTCTGTATAATATTATACAACCTCCACGTAAGTGGGGGTTTTTTCGTATAAATACCTAAAAAACTATCGGGTTAAATTGGGAATGAAAAAGTTTTTACCAATTATATTATTGACAGGTTTTACCTCTCCTGTATTTGCAGACATCACTCATAAGATGCAATCATCACTATCGTTGACCACTAATGCTGCAGCGACTCAGGTCTCAAGAATTGGGAGTACATACTCAGTATCTGGATCTGGTGTGACTATGGACGTTGGTGGCGGTGGTTCTGCTGATGGAAACGTTGGTGGACTAGGATCATTGACTGACGGTGTTGGTCAAGGATCAATTGCTACAGCGACCCAGACAAGTGCAGGCGGAACATATGCCTACAGTCAATCATTTATAGAAGGTGACGCTCTTGTAACTACAGCACCTGCTTTAGGTGCAGTGAGTGCATACTCTAATCAAACATCTACTGGTGTAGGTAGTGGAACTGGTTCAGGTACTGTAACTTCAGCACATGCTATAACAGCAGTTGGTGGTGGCAGTGGAACTACAACCATCGGTCAATTTGTAACTGAATTAACAATCAAATGATAAATGACTTCCTTGATAACTTGGCAGCACAACAGTATAACAAGATACATACCTTACAAGATAAAACTTGTGATGGTTGTGGTTGTGTCTGCCCTTGCGAATGTACAGACTGTGACTGCTGTTCCAGTAGTCCCTAATTTTACACAAGGAAGTATGACCTCTCACACTGAGACAACTTCCACTGTGACAGAGACCATAAATAGTATGGATTATAACACTGGGTATCAATACTCGGTATCGGGTGTTAACGTACAGCATGACGGTACTGGTATAACACCGGGTACTGGATCTCAAACTAATACCAATAATGGTGTGACTTCAACATGGACAGATTTGAACACTACAAACAAACCAAACTGGACTCTGACAACTCCCGGAGCAGCATTTCAATTTACGGAGACGTACAAAGCCCCCGGTCTCGACACTCATACGATAATACAAAGAACGACAACAATAAATTCAGTAACAGATACAACAAGTATATTCAGTCAATAGTAAAGGTAATATCTCTTAGCGTTTTTAGTTTAGGTTATGCTGTAACTCCGTCGTATGCAAACGATATAGGAGGAGTTTCTGCTACTGCAAATCCAGTCGCCAACTCCAGTGGTTCAGTGACCAATCAGGCAATACAGGTTTTACAAGGTCCTTATATGACTAACACTTATGGTGATGGTATATCTTGTCAAGTTCCTACCATGAATATTACTCCCTTCGCTACAAGAAGTGGATCATGGATGGATCCTTACGAATACGATTATCTCGATCCCGTCTACAACAACGTGGATGCCAATGATGACAACGTACCTGACAATCCCGGACAAATATTATACTATAAACCAGTTAGAACAGGACAGAAATCAAATCAAAATATAAACCTTGGATTCTCAGCAACAATGAGTTTCTCATTAGATAGGAAGGCGATGAAGAAATGCCAAGAGGCAGCAACAATACACAATGAATATCGTATGCAAATAAATGCTAATAAGAGACTTGATTTTGAACTTGCAAGACTGAAGAACTGTGGTGAGTTAATGAAAAGTGGAATATCATTTCATAAAAAATCACCCTATGCTACCATCTGTGCTGATGTAGTAGTACAAGGTGTGAATACTATAAAGGACCATGCTCATGAGATACCGGTAGTACCAAATGGTGATGCTAGTTCTCTAAAAGAAATATCTATTGGGACTTCTTCTTCTTCACAGGACTAAGACCTTTCTTTTCTCTGTAATTATTAGTTTTTATTTCCGACAAAGATAGTTTAGGAGGTTCTTTACCAAGTGCCTTCTGAACTTTTTTTATTATCTGCTTGACTATTGGTTTAACAACTCTTAATAGTAGGGGTGTTGCTGCAGCAGCACCGGTTGCTATGATTGCTATTGATGCAGTTGTACTTACCTCTGCGGGAGAAGGAAGATACTCTTCAACCCAATCTGTACTTGGTTCTTCGGTGGTTTCAACTGTTTCAGATGTAGTCGTTTCCGGGATTTCAGGTATTGGAGGAGTTTCAAGGGTTGGTTGCTCCGTGTTTGCTACAGGTGGTAAGGGTGCTTCCTGTGTGATAATAAGATCTTCTGGTGTATATTCTATAGGATTGAAAGATGGTGTTCCAGCATCGCAAAATACCATAACACCATCAGGATCATCATCCTTTAGCACCATATTCTTTTTGCCATCCTTATGTGCTTTGACACAACCCGGCATATCGATGACTGGTATACCAACATAGATTGTTTGGGTGATGGCAGGCACCGTTGGTATCGCTAGGTAAGGAGTATTCACCCACACATCATGTGTGTTTGGTATCTCTATTCCTTTGACTTCAACGTCAGGTACTTCCATGAATAAGGTTCATCGCATGTTGCAATTCTTTAGCATGATCTAGTTCATCCTGTGCAATCTCAGCGATTTTTGTGTCTTCAGGATGGTATGCAAGGTATTTAGCATATGTTTCATAGGCATGCTTCTCAATCTTCATATTGAGATCATATGCATCTATTGAACTAATGAGATAGTAAACAACCATAATCCAATAGTAAAGAAGAACCAAGTGTTTAGCGAAGAATCTATCGATCCATTGCTCATCACCTCCACGAGTCTCCATCTCTTCCAAATGTTCTGTTTCATTTAGTGCCTGCTCAAAATGTTCCTTCATCAAATATATATGATCCTCTCCTCGAAGTCCCAGTGACTCACGGAAGTGTAGTACACTTATGAATGAGAAGTATGGTGCTCTAGCAATGACTTCCAAGACCCAAAATCTTTGGAAGTCTCTACCACGATATAAAAAGTCTAAGATACTAATTGTAATATCTAAGACGAGTGTGTTGAATGTCTTCATATAAGTATTTATACTTATACGTTACATAAAGGATATGCCTTCTTCGTCTGGTAAATCTCTATCCAAATCGGGAAGATGTGGTTCAACCCAATGCTCTTTATTATCAATACCTGCAACGTTCACATACCTCATGATATGTGAATCAACCTGCTTGAATATATCATGGAGATCTAGATCCATACGAATGTCATGGGCAATCTCCGCTATTTGCTTCTCTGTTAGACAGTGGTCTGGATGTAAGAGATCACAGCAGGGTATTCTTTTTTCAATGAGTTCGTTCAAGTTGATACGAATCTCGTAATCTTGGTAAACTGGCATTACTGTTTCATAATAATAATCTTGTCTACATGATTAGGATGGTCCCTAAGATATGGGATGTCCTCTTTCACGTTTGATGCTGCTTCAAAAGCATCGTGTGCATAGGTTCCTACTTCTAGGTGAGTATTACCATTGTCATGGTACTCCACAGAATAGTGATGCATTGGTGTATTTTATAGTACACACTATATTATAATACGATTATGTTAGAATTACCTATTATTTTAAAATCAACACCCGTTCATTGACCTTGACATTGTGCCACCTACATCAGCACCTTTGTTGCCACCAAACATAGTCACCCATCCTGCTGCAACCCAACCTATGATTGGAATACTTGATACAGTTGGTGCAACAGTAGCACCCACACTTGATCCCACAAGTCTACCTGTGCTCTCACCACTTCCTTCTGCCTTGATACATGCTATCTGCTCGGCAGACATTTCATCTGCTTGTTTTGAAGAGTTTATACCTCTATCGATACTGGTAGATGTAACCTCTTCTACTTTCTGTGTCTTATCATTTCCTAGTCCTAAGAAACCAGACTTCTTCTTGATGTCAGTAGTGATATAAAACTTAGCAGGATCATCTGATTTGTAACTAATCCTATACTCTTCTTTATTTGCAGATATAACATAAGAAGTGTATGGACCAACAGGTAGATCAAATGTAGGCAGTTTATCCTTACTAAGATAAGTTGCCATGAATCCTATATGGGCAAACCCCACCACTCCTCCGAGTGCACCTATAAAAATCTTGCCTTTCATTTTACTTATCCGAAGGAACAATCTTCACTGGTCCAGATTCTATTCTGATAGTCTGAGCAGGTGCAGTCTCTGATGCCTTTGCTATCAAGTACTCCATATCTTTCTTGCTTATGTTAGCACCTGCTGCACCATTTGCACCATTCTTCTTAGCACCGACCTGTGCCCCGAAGGTAGCTAAAACTCCTGTAAAGACCGAAGCTATGAAAGTTGGATCCAGTTTTTGTTCTGGTATATTAAGTTGAGGTGGCAATTTAACATATGCTAATGTTAAAATTCCTCCGGACCAAATCAAAATACCCAGACGAACAAAAGTGCCAAGGATCGCGAGTTGGTCCTCGTGATCTTCAGCACCTTCTTTTATTTTTCCAAGGAAACCTTTCTTCTTAGGATCCTCTTGTTTTACTTCCTTCTTTTCCATACCAAATATTGTTCTATATGGTATATATAGGTCTATTTTATTTCTAAAATGAAGGCATGGATGGTAAAGGAGTTACACCGCCTGTGGTATCAGGCATCTGAGGAAGTAGACCATCTCCACTTAGCACACCGGGTAGTGCACCAGTCACAGATTCCATAACTTTTCCTTTGACATCTTCGATGATAGCATCCTTTCTGATGAATACGTATCCACCGAGTCCTACCACTCCAAGTGCCACTGCACCAGAGAAGATAGCGATTCCATTAATTACTTTTTGCATAAGAGTTTTCTAAATTGTGTAGTAAATAATCTTGGAAAGCATCTTCTATAGATTGTTTAGAAGGGTTTCCTAGATCTACCCAGAGATTACAGAACTCATAGACATGTCTTGGGTGCTGCTCTAAGTATGGAGTTAGGGCACGAAATACTTCCTGCCTTAGTTTCATTCTTTCGTCTGAGTATCGCCAGTCACTCATATCAGCGTTGGGATCTGATAAAGTTTTCCGCGTCCAAGACGACCAATGGTCTTTTTCCATTTTTCTTCATTATTAGAATGGGTTCATAATCACCAGAGTTATCAGTTGCTTGCTGATATGCATCCCAAACATTTAATTTCTCTTGGTTCTTACATTCTATACTGAAAGGGAACTTTTGTCTAGCATCTCGTGCCATTATCAGGTCTTCACCACCTGCACCCATACTTCTTGAC